ATTTGTTCCCCAACCTAGTGTGAGAATGCCGACAAGTTCATCTTCATGGTATGCACCAAGATAATGTTTTGTGAGTTTAGGCATAACTGGACTATAGTGACGCTCTTGAACAAACAAGGTAGCAACCCTATAGTCCACTGGTTTCATTAGCATCCTACTGACTCATCATCCTCAAAATCTTCTGGATGGTCTTCAATCCATTTGACTTCTTCCATAACGAAATCCCAAAGTTTATCATTGATAACTTCCCACATTTCCTCATGGAATGTATCTTGTGCCTCATCATCAACCCATTCTTCTTCATCTCTGTTATAAGATTCTTCAGTCAGATTTTCTGAGTCTTCAATCACCATGTCAATGATTTCATCGTAATCATATTCGACACTTTCATAAACATGGTCACTGTAGAATACGTCTCCACCAACAAAGTTGGGGCCTTCATCCTCATAAGTCATTGATGCAATGATTTTAGGATCGTATTCTTTTAAGATTTTTAGAAGTTTAACTACTCCATCAGTTGGGGGACTCCATGCTGCTTCACCAATAAAGTATATAAGTTCACCTTCTGCATCATAGTCTTCAAAGTAACTCCACTTTGGGCCGATGTGTTCTGTTGTCCAATCATACTTCTCTGTCATCTCATAGGTAGTATCACCTTCTACAAAGATATCAGAGAACCACTTGTGTGGAGAATCCTCACGAATACGTCCAAACATCTCTTTTAGTTTTGCCTTTGCATCGTCATTGATACGATGAAAGGTTACTGAAAAATGCACATGATTTGCCATTATACAGAACTCCCTTTTCCAATAGGTTCAACGACAGTCGAATCAATATAGTCGCCGTTAGTTTGATATTTGCGAGTTACAGTTTCTTTCTGTAACAGTCCATTTAGGTAACGATACGTCACCAAAGAATGACTTACCACTCCCTGTGTTTTAAGATTGTCAAATGCCGACTTCAACGGCCCAGCCTTTGCACCCATTATTCGTCATCCTCTTCAATAAGTTCATAATCAATTTCATAACCACCCTTACGGTCAGTCCACAAAACCTCTTCAGAATATACACAGTCTGCACCCCATACGACTTCCATGAACATATCAGATTCTTCATCTGTTGGTTCAACGCCATATGGTTCTGGAGCATTCCAACCAGCACTTGATTGATGTGATAGGATTTCTTTGAACCTGTCTACTGTCAGGCCCTGTTCTTCAATCCACGAATTGTCTACTGACATAGTTTTGTGCAATATCCTTTGATGGTATTGAGGAACAATTTGCTTAAAGTCTACGGTATCACTCATAATTATCTCCGTTTGCCCGTTGATGGGTCGTTTGCTTCACTGGCAGACAACACTTGTAGTCCACCCTTATTATATGCTTGTCCTATGACAGCACTACCAGTATACACTGGAATTTCTTTCTTGAAGGCATTACCACTAATACCATCCCCTCTGCTGGGGATGTCTGGTGTTTCCCTTCGATATGGCGCAGGCGCAAGGAATTGAACCTCACCTTGCAGTTTTGGAGACTGCCGTGCAGCCGATACACTACACCTGCCATGTCTGTAGTCAATATACTCTTCTAATGTGATTACTGGTGAACGCAATCGTTTAAGAAATTTATTATGCTCTCGCCAATCTGCTTCAAACTTGGCAGGGTTAATCTTTTTCTTTTTGCGTTTCTTCTGATTGTTGGTCGTGTAATACGCCGGAAGTAAATGCATACCGCTCATTATAAATCGCCTCCATTAAAACATCAGTTGGAAGATTGTCAATTGACTCACCATAGCGTTCTGTTAGGTCAGTTAAGTTGTTTGTTTGCTTTTGCTTCTTTGAGTAGGGCATTTACCACTCCTGTCCAATAATTGATACCCCAATCTGAACCAGATGTTTTGCACCTATCCAGAGCGGCCATGGCGTTGTCAATTAGTCTTGAATAATTAATCATTGATAATCTCATAAGCGGCCTCAACCGCATCAAATCCATAACCACCGATATGCCATTCATATTCCTCAGTAGGAATTCGTCCATCTTTCCAATTGTATATGGAAAACTTGACAGGTGAACTATCTTCTTGAGGCACCATAACAGTCCACTCACAGTTTACCTTTTCATAAGGGTCTGCATCAGTGTATGTAGGCTCTCCAAAAATCTCAACCAACTTATCATAGGTTGTTGAGATTTTGCCCTGTAATGAACTCATGTTCATATCCACATCTGTTTCAAAGTTTTTCATAATATATCCTCTCTATTTCACTTTCTTATCATAACCCAAAATCTCTCGTTTGTAAAGAGATTTTAGAAAATATTTGGCACGTCCAAAATAGTCTGACATTTCGTCAGTGCAAACATGGCGCTCCCACATCAACACTTCCCTTCGGTGTTCATAGTATTTTTCAATACAATATGTTCTAAATTTTGATTGCTGTTTATTCATTGAAAACTCCTGTCTTACTGAGGATTAGCCCTCCAGCAATACTCATTATAAGTCCAACACTAATTACAGTCAACATCTCACCGATAGTATTTGCTTGTTCCATACACTTTCCATCACAATCGTTGGCAGAACCAGCGATTACGATAAAACCAAAAAACAACAAAACGAAACCAATAAACTTCATCATAACTATTTAACCTCAATCATATGTCACTTGTGCAGCGTAGTCAATTTTATCAAAGATTGTTTCCAGTTCTGCAATCCGTTCACGACACTTCATTTTCGCAAATCCATTGCCTGGAGTTGCCTTTTTCTTACGTTCTAGTGTCTTTAACATATCTGTAAAAAACACATATTCATTTTGTAGTTGTGTCAACTGTTCCATTATTTCACTTCTCCGAAAAGTTTACCCATACCTTCAAACACTACGTTGAAGGCGTTCATCTCATAACACCAGTTCGAAAAGAACTCATCATCGTCTTGGTCATCAGATGCAATGTATTCTTCCCAAACACGGTTCATCGCATTCATACCTTCAAGACAGTCACCACGACCAAAACGAGTCATTGTGTCCCATGCCTCATCAAAGGTAGGAACATCTACAAAAAAATCTGGAATCTGAAACATAATATTTACCTCTTTCTCTCAACTTACATATACATTATAGATGTTCTAATAACATATGTCAAGCACTTTTTAGCACTTTTTCAAGTTTTTTTAGCAATTCATCTATATCGTTTTCATTTGCCTGATAGATAATACCAATACCACCGTTCTTAATCCAACGGTCAATGTTAGATGGTTTGTCATCAACTAGAATATTGGGTGTCCCATCAATCGCATCAACGGCATATTTCTCTTTCATACCAGTGAAAATCAGTTTGTCGATATCAGGCAGAAATCCCTTATCAGTCAACCAAACACGTTTCCAGTATGCAGAGTTGTCTCGATCTCCACGCAATGGTGAAGAACAGATACCCCAATCACCAGTAGAGCGAGCAAAATCAATCAGTTTTTGTGCAGTGGGGAACACATCAAGTGTGTTAAAGAAATCCGTTCCTTGTAACTGGACAATAGCCTTTTCTTTGTCCTGTATCATTTTCCAATGATCTTTACCAAACTTCTGAGCAAACCCTGTAAAGAAGTCAGCAAGAACACCGTCCATATCCAAATATAATGTCATAATATAATCCTTTCTCGATTTCTACATACATTATATGTTATTAGAACAGGTTTGTCAAGCAATTTCGCTTAAAAAAAGCCCTTGAAAATCAAGGGCTTTTCATTTATTTTTTAGTTATTATCGTTTTTTCTTATCAAGTTCTTGTTTAATCCATGCTTTTGCAATGTGATTCGATACTTTCTTTTTAACCAACATTGCAATCCGTTTCCATACTTTATTGAAAATGTCTTCACCAGCATCATTATTGTCAACGATAATCATATTTGATGTTCCAAATAGTCTCTGGAATTTACCAATGTTCTGTTGGACTGCATTCCACATCTTTGCAACTTCATTTTCTGGGAGTGTGCGAGAACGCATTTTATTACGTTCTTGTGCAGTATCTATTGAGGTGTTTACAAAAATCATGTAACACTCATATCCAATACCTTTTAGTCCAGCAACCTGTTTTGCAATCTTGTCATAGTCTTTACCAGTTCCATCAATGATAAGTCCAAGTCTACCTTGCAAGAAGTTACCTTGCATACGTTTAGTCGTGGCTTTCGCACGAACTCTAATTGCTTGACCCTCGTCTGAAAAGATATCTTCTGGTGTAGCTTCAAGTCCAGCGTCTTTCAACATCTTCTCATAAATGTCATCACTGTTCACAATCTTCATTCCTAGTCCACCTGTTGTTTTACGAACAACATAGGACTTACCGCTGCCAGGCCCGCCCGCTAGAAAGATTGCTTTAAATATGTTGGGATCGTAAACCCCCTCTTGCAGTTCTTTGAATGTTTTCATTGATCTTTCCTAAAAATTCCTCAGTTCTTTTTAAGTATAACTCTTCGTAGTATTTAGTCTCTTCTTCAGTTTGGTATTGCATAACACGGTCTGCTCCTTGTCTTTGAAAGTTCATATTTCTCAGTCTGGTTTTTAATTTTTGTGAAGCCATTTGATTCCTCATTTTGGTTAGAGTTAAGAGACATCATATAAAAAATAAGTTATACACCTCCTTTACACTTGTTCATCTGTTGCAGGCCCGGCATCTGTCAATGCTGTGCCGCCAGGCCCTGTTCCCACTTTTGAGAACGGTTGTGCTACATCATCTTTGATTGCAAGCATGTAGCATGTATGTTTTGGATCTTTATCGTTCTTCATAAAAGAATGTCTTAGTTGTTTTACGAGATATCTACCACTCATAGTTTCGTCATAAGAACCACCAGAAGAAGAAGACTTATTAGGAATTTCTAATGAAATCAAATCCCCTGCCTGAACTCTAGTTGTTCCTACAACTTCTACTTCTACTTTTATAGCAGCATCAATCTGTGCAAGTCTAGAACGTCTTTTCATTAACCATTTTTCGATGTTATTACCATCGTAGATAGTCTCACCACCCTCATCTTGTAGAGTATAAAATGTTTCTGTTGGATCAAGGTCAATGGACTGAACAAACTGTGTTGACATAGGATATTCAGTCATCTTCTTAGATTCGTCTGTTTCTAGAGCTTCTGACAATAGAGGATTTGGACTACCAAAGTTACCATTGGTATTTGTGTGTTTTTCTTTAGGGAAGTTTTTTAGATAGTCGAACTTGAGTTCTTCTTCCAAATCCATTGTTCTTCTTTTCTTATTCTGCCAGTCGTAGATAATAATATTTGATGAATACAATCCCTTCATCAAGTTTGAAAGTGTGTCTTGTGATTGATTGATATTATAACTGATAATGTTTTCCATTTCTGCTATTTTGTTATCATTATCACCATCTTCTGTTCTTGCTCCTGGCGTGTGTTCACGATAAACACCAGT